ATCTGTTGCACGACCCCAACCTACTGGAGTTCCAGCACCTGTTGCCTTGCCATCTTCTTTCCACTTCAAAGCACGTCTTGCAGCAGCCTTCATGCCAGCATTAGGTGAGTATGTATCAGCCATGACTAACTACCTTTTGTGATTTATTTAAATATGGACCAAGATCTGCTTTAACTGTTCCGTCTTTTCTAAGACGAACAATTCTTCCATTTTTAATTTGTGTTGGATTAAAAGCAGTTGATTTTCTTTTTGCCATTACTTTATTAGTCCATTCGGATCAAAAGATCCATCCCAAATACTCTTTGTTGTAGACTGTGAATCTGACTTATATGTTCCACCACGACGCTTATACTCTTGTACTACCCAAGAATTAGCAACTGCAGAAGGATAAACATCAAACTTATCTTTTGCTGCCTGAACAACTCTTGCATAAAGTTTAGGATTTGAAGGAGTTGATCCACCTCTTCTTGGTTGAATTATTTCACCATAGTTAGGTTTTTCTGCTTTACCCATTTGTGCATCATACATTGCCATACCAACTTCACTATCATATTCAGGAATTCCAGAACCACTTGATCCCATCTCAACAACTAAATCAACTGCTACTGATAATGATTCAATCTTAATAACTTCAGACATTCTATGGTAACAAACATATTCTTCTTCTTCCCAAGCACCATCTTCTTCTTCATACTTGCGAACAATAATTGGCTTATCATCTTCTGCATATTCAAGTGCATACTCTGATCCTGGAAGTCCAAGTAGTCCTGGGTTTGTCATTACATATTCAACACGACCAACCATAATTTCATCGTCTTCACCCATGTACATAACAAAATCACCTTCAGTGACCATTGACTTCTCTACAGTTGATACAAACTTTCTTGCTGTACTTGCCCAGATAGCACGAGCCTGTGCTTGTGCACGAGCCTTTGTTGGATGACAACCGTGAACTGTTCCATCAGCACTTACGGTTGGAAATCCATCACACCCATAACTACCTTTTGCACCTGCACGATAACCACCTGCTGGCTTTCCGCCTCCACCTACTGGCATAGTAAACCTCCTAAGTTTCTATCTAAAGTATATCAGACTTTACGCTGAAGCAGCCTTATGATTTCAAAAAGAGACCATCGTTCTTGTTTGGATAAGCCCTGTATTTCTTCTTTATCTAAAGCCTTTGCCGTAATTGTGATTATTGGATCTTTCTCAAATAAATCTAGGTTTAAAAATCCCTTTTCCCATAGGTTCATTACCTCAGAATTAACACCTCTTATGTGCTCATCATATAAATCTGGCATAAGTTCTTGTATTTTAGGAGTAAAAGAATACAGCATTTCTCCTGTATCTTCATCTAAAGCAGCAACCTCAAGCCCACCATTAAGGATAAGATCATCTATAATTTTATCTTCTTCGCTAGCCATTTATAAAGTCCTCAAGTTGTTCTTTAGTTTTAGCACCATTAATACGACGCAGTTCTTGTCCATCTTCAATAAGAATGAAGGTTGGAATTGTTTTAATTTCAAATTTTCTACAAAGTTCACCGTTATCATCAGCATCAATAAATTGAATTTTGACAACGCCATCCCTATTTAGATCTTCTGCAATAGGACGAACACGCTTACACGGATTGCACCATTCTGCAGTAAAATAAAGAATGTGTCTCATTATTTACCAGATTTTACTCTAGCCTTTTTAAGTGCTCCAAAATCTTTAACCTTAGTATCACCAAGGTATCCCCATGCATAACCATCATTAATCATCATGTCATTAAGAGATACTGTGTTACCATCTACATATACCCAGCCCAAAATGCGACCATACTTTTCAGATGAGTCCATCTTCTCAGTCTTGATAATAACAGACTTGGCATCCTTTAGGCTTTTCTTAAGATACTCTTTAGCCTCAAGCCCAAGAGCCTTCTCAGCAAGATCCTTTGTGCGAGACTCAGGGGTATCAATACCAGCCAGTCTAACACGGGATGCAAACAGAATATCAAACCCTAAATCAATAAGAACGTCAATGGTATCTCCATCTACAACATTCTCTACTTTTCTTACGTAATACTCATACATCTTATACCACCAATTTTTCTCGTTCATCAACAATGGTAAGCATGAAAGACATCATCTTATTGTATCCTTCAGGGTTATCCATGATCTTATTGTAATGATGACCACAAAACATTAACTCTCCAGAAAGCCCAGTGACCTTTACTAAAGCCTCTGCTGCACAGTTATCACAGCGGTCAGTTGCCTTAAGAATCCACTCTTTTTGTACAACTTCTTCAGTAATCATTGTATTCATATTGTACTACCGCTTTCTATTATCTGTGGAATAAAATCCACTACCGTTAAAAAGTACACCTGGCGATTGCCACTGTCTTTGCATTATTTCACTACAACACAGAGGTTCAGTACTATCTCCAAAATCTCTTTTGTATTCAATAGTAGATGAGCACTTTGTGCATTTATAGTCGTATACAGGCACTACTTACCTCTTAATGCCTTTAGCGTTACTTGATCAACAATTCCAGTTACTGAAAGAGATGATTTCTTTTGAAAAGCCTTAACTGCTTTTTCGGTTCCTGGACCAAAGTCTCCATCAGCATTTACTCCAAGAAGTTCTTGAACCTTTTTTACTGTTTCTCCCTTTGAGCCTACCTTAAATGGTTTAAACTCTTTCTTTTCTACAACAGCAGAAGGTTTATTTGCAACAGATTCTGCGGGTATCACTGAAGATCCATTTGAAAGCAGTGCTAGATTTTCTTCTCCAGTATAGATTGGACGACCCCAACCAACTACTGCATTAAGAATACCCTTCTTATTTTTTACGTATGCACGAGTTTTTTCTACGCACATTCCGCCGTTTCTCTGGTCTCCCTTTGCGGTTCCAGATGTATTTCCTTCAATAACTTGAATTGTTCCATCGCCATTGTTCTTAATACAAATACCAACGTGAGAAATACGATTTACACCATCATCTGGGAAATCAAAATAAATCCAGTCTCCTGGAGTTGGATCGTCATTACGAGCATCTGCCCAACGACCTTGCTTTTTAAATTCATCTGATGCTGCTACTGTTGATGCAGATTTTGGGAATGATTTGACTCCTGCAGTAAACGCACACCAAGAAACAAATGACTGGCACCAAGGTTGAAAGTTAACCTTCATCCAAGCGCCATACTTTGTTTCATTATCTTTAGGACCTTCGATAGTCCCTAATTCTTTTTTTGCAACCTCAATGATTGCCTCTAACGATCCTTTTGTTGCCACTGGTTCCTCCTGTTTGTTGGCTATATATTAATTATAGCATTAGGCAGTCTTGTTTGTCAACCTGTTATGGGTCCTTACTCTGTGGCAGTTAGCACAAACTACTTCACATTTTGCAATTTCTTTTTTGATTGCTGCCCAAGAAAATCCATCGTGAATCATTCTAGAAATATTATATTTTTTATTTTGAAGATGATCAAAATCTAAAACTATGTGATTACATTCTCCACAGTCAACACACCCACTAGCCTCTTTAATTTCTTTCAGACGCTGTTTGAATTGCTGTTTATTAAAAACTGCCAATTCTTTCTCTGACATAGATCTTAATTATACACCTAAATGTAAAGCCCTACACAGGCATTCCAGGCACTTAAGCCACGGTCTCATATAGTTGGGTAACTAAACCATCTCTAAGGTCCTGTGTAGGGACTACCTACATTATATTACTTGATTTTAATTGTTTTAGGCTTTTTATCTTCTGGAACAACACGATCTACATTAATATGTAGCATGCCGTCTTTTAGGTCTGCCCCAGTTACTTCCATGTATTCTCCAAGGGCAAAAGATCGTGTAAATTTACGACTTGCAATACCTTTGTGAACTACTTCTGCATCTGTTACTTCTACAATCTCACCCTTAATAATTAGTGTTCCATTATCTACTGAAACATCAACATTTTCCTTTGAAAATCCTGCTACTGCAATAGAAATACGATATGTATCTTCATCTAGTTTTAGGATATCATAAGGAGGATATGACTGTGAATTTCCTCTGTGTGCATTGTTTAGACGGGCTAGGTCTCTATTAAAGCCAATAAAAAAAGGATCATTGAATAGATCCATTGCGAAGTTTGTTGACATGTTTACCATTTTTATTCCCCTTTCAAGCGAATAAGTTATTGTACCCCCGAAGGCAGTACAGTACTATTATATCAAACTTTTGGAGCGAATAGCGAGAATCGAACTCGCACATTAACCTTGGCAAGGTTACGCACTACCACTATGCAATATTCGCTTGGCTGGTCTGGTAGGGGTCGAACCTACGACTTTAGAATTAACAGTTCTACACTCTGCCAACTGAGTTACAGACCAAAACCTTTTACTTTAAAACATCAATAACTGTATTATTTTTGTTAGTATCTGATGTTGTAGCAATAGACTTTAGATAATCATAAGTCATTTGATAATTGTTGGAGTAGGACTTTGCCCAGAATGCTGCAAAGGCTGCTGTTGCAGCAGAAGTTCCTGATACATTTTCTGTAGCAAGTTCATGTCTGCCAAGAGCATAGAAGTCAAGTTCAGCAGAGTCATTATTGTATGCCTCTGTGTTTCCTCTAGGACCAATAGAAGCAACTGCTACAGCATCTGTTAGGCATGCTGGATAGTTTACACGAGACTTATCTCTATCGTTACCCGTTGCAAATACAGAAGCCACACCCAAAGTTTTTAAAGATGCAATAGAAGATTTTAAACCAGAATCAAATCTATTAATGGCACAGTAATTAGCGTCAGTTCTTACTGGTTTTTGACCAACAGAAGCAGAAACCGCTACAATATTAAACTTTGTCTTGTTGTTAACTACCCAATCAAGAGCCTGCTTAACTGTGCTATTAGCATTTGCAGCATTATATG